ACTATTTGCTGATATAGCTACTGTTCCAATTGAATTAGCAGATATTTCTGAACTTGTAATAGCATTAGCTGTTATAGCTATACCGCCTATTGAGTTTGCTGCTATCTCTGAACTGCCGATAGCGTTAGCTGATATATTTACAGCTCCAATTGCATTTGCTGCTATCTCTGAGCTACCAATAGCACCTGCTATTATATTTGCTTCGCCTATTGAGTTTGCTGATATTTCACTTGAACCAATAGCATTTGATACTATTGCTACTGCACTGATTGAGTTTGCTGCTATTTGCACTCCGCCTATTGAGTTTCCAGCTATTTGTACACTTCCAATGGCATTTGCTCCAACTTCATCATCATTGTCTATTTTTACTTTATTTGTAAATGAAGTGATAGCAAACGTTCCTGAGTTATTAGCTACTTGTGCAATTACTGCATCTGAAGAAGAGTCTATTCTCAATGCTTGTCTAAATATATTTTTATTAGAGTACGCTCTTGAAGGTGCAGAACTTATGTTCATACTTGTATTACTTTCTATATAAGATACTGTAGAATAGAATCTTGTTGCTCCTGCAACATCTACTATAACTACATCTCCTGCTCTAAAATCTGTTGTGAACGCTGTACTCGTTCCTGTTATTGTACTAGACCCAGCTGCTAAAGCTATTGTTCCAGTTGCTTGTACTATATCATTGTTTGACTCTCCGAGTCTTTTCATAAATGTATATAGTATTTTATTACCATTAACATCTGTAGCATCTTCATCTGTGTGTAAATGTATTGCTTGTAATGGGTCTGACCTTGTAGTTCCTCTATCTAAGGCTCCATCATAGTCAAATAATAGATAACCAGTTTCTCCATTTGCTAAGTTATTAAAACCTGCCTGTGTGGTAAAGTTAGTGTTTGCACTTGCGAAAGCTAATCCGTCTGCTCCATTTAATGGTTGGTATGAGTATGTGTTATTTGAAAAAGTTATAGTACCATTTGAAGTATTAATATTTTGAGTAGCAGTTAATAAACCACCTCTTACAATACTACCATTTAATCCTGCTGGTATAGTATCTGCAGAAAAAGGTGCTAGACTAGAGACATCGAAGTCTACTTTTGTTTGTATGTAAGAAGATGTTTGTCCACTTGTATTTCTTGTTTGAACTCTTAGTATATATTCATCTCCAACTACTACATTTCGTATAGTATAGGAAACTTGTTTGTCTACATCTATTTTTACAAATTCATCGTGATTTGGGTCGTGGGCTTCAGTCTGTGCATTATGTTGTATTCTATATCCTGCTAAATGTTCGTATACATCAGTTAAAGTATTACCATCGGTATCTGTTCTTGTTGAAGTAGGATGAGTCCAAGATAATAAAATATCATAACCAGATACTCCCGCATCTAATGTTACATTGTCTCCACCACTAGGTACTATAGACGCTGTTAGATTTTGAGGTACTGGCACTTCTTCTGATCTTTTTGGTTTTCTTAATTGTGCTGGAAGTTCTGGTATTTCATATCCTCTATCTACTGCATTGAACTTTTTAACATTATATTCAGCAGCATTAATATCAAAAGTCATCTCTCCGCTGTTTTCTTTTAATGAGGTAATAATATACTGTTTAATACTTCCAGTTACCTCTACACCTTTATCTGTTTCTCCAGATATAGCATAGATAACTTCTCCACTCGGTACAGAACTAAATGCGCTTGATACAGTTATTGAAGTTGAATTAAAAGAACTTACTGGTTTTGTTTCTACTCTAACATCTTCTGAGTAATACATCTGTACCAAAGCACCTGCATCATCTTTAACGTTTCTTGCTTTTTCTTCATTATCAATAGCACCTCCGGATTCATCAACTAGTACTAAATCTCCCTCTCTATAAACTACAGAATTAATAGTTGCTGTTTGTTGAGTTAAATATGCACCGCCGCCAGGATATATTAAATGTAATTCGTAACTGTTGTTTGAGTTTAAAGTACTTGATAAATCTCTATCTGTTTTTATAACTGTAGTAGTTGAACTCGATGCCGTTGTAATTCTACCACTTAGTTGAGTATTTGTTTCATCTGCGTCTTGAATATTAATAATATCACCAGGTCTTAGAACTGCTCCTGCATTTATTCCTGTTTTAAAACTTACAACTTCTCTTTCTAATCTTTCTGTAAATAGATGCCATTTACCATATCTATGCGCTTGTCCTTGTGATGTACAGCCAAATGCTGAAACTGTTTTTCTAGTTATTCTTCCTGATTTTTGTATTTCATCTATATCTTCTACAATTTCTGTTGCTTGTTTATAACTATCTTCTGGGTCATTCCATGAGACTCTTATTTGATTATGTTTAAATCTTCCTGCTGTTCCAGCGTACCCAAACTCTCCACCTACAACGTTACCTTTTGTAAAAGTATAAACTGCACCTTTTTGAATATTAGAACCTAAAGTAACCTGTCCATTGTACCAGATAAGCATACTTCTAATGACTGTTGCAAATTGTTTCAAAGTTTTTAGTGCATCTTGATTTTTTGATATATAAGTGTTACAAGTAAATCTTGGCTCACTTCCACCTTTTCCATCTGGAACTAATTCATCACAATATTTTGCAATCTGGAACATAGTCCATTTATCAATTTGTGAAAAGTCACCATCTGGGTCTAAGTAGTTTCCTAGTCCATATCTTGAATTAGTGAGCATGTCCATAAATATCCATATTGGATTATCTGTAAATACTGGCTCGTAGTTTACTTGGTCTGCTGTCTGTGTTAAATTATTAAACTCTTTTCTATCTCCTCTAAAGTTTCCATCCCAATCGACATAAGCTGATGTGTCTGCTCCTGTAGTAACATTTCTTGTATAAGTTGCAACTGACCGTCTTACTCCTGCTGCGGTAGGCTCAAATCTTGGGAAATAGTTAGTAGGCACTTTTACCTTCATTCCAAATATTTCATATCCTCTTTTTGGTATCTGAGAAAAATCTTCTGCATCTACTACCACTGCTCCATAAGCAGTATAAGGATATCTTAATTTATCTGTAATAATATTTTCGATGGATTTTAATGCAGAAGCATTAGTTTGTTGCCATGAATTTTCTTTTTGATTTACTGGTGAAAGTCTTTGAACTTTTATTCTGTAAGCATCATAAGGTTGAAATTCTTCTGTGTTAATCAGGTAAGTATAGCTAAACGCTTCTTTTGATTTGTCTGTTATAACTCCTGATTGAGAATCTTTAGTTCTAGTATTTTTATGATATCTAGTTGTTGATGTTGCAACAGTTGGTCTACCTACTACTAGTGCATCTTTATAAGTGTTTCCTCCATCTCTTGAATAACCAAAATATATTCTATGTTCTGCAAAGCCCGGACCTAATTTACCATTTTCTTTTTGTGAGATTAATCCTTGTGGAAACGCCATATTAAGTTTTATGGCATCTACTTCACTAGGATTACCAACACTCATTTGTGCTGAGGTTTTAACTACTTCATTTGCGGTAGCATTGGTTGTTGGTTGGTCTAATCCAAAAGTACTATTTGTTGGATAACCAGTACCTTGTACTTGGTCTAATTTAGCATTGATTGAGGAGGCTGAAGAAGCACTTCCTATTCCTGCGGGAGTAGGTAAGTATGGTTGGTCTCTTTCTCCTGTTCTAAAAGCAAATCCAAAATTATTATAATTATATTGAGGAGTTTCATTTGATGCTCTTATTGGACTAGATAGTATAGCAATAGTGTTTGCTGTATCAATACCTCCACCAGTTGTTAAAGTTGCTCTACTNTTACCAGCATCATAACTTGCTACTTTGTCTACTAAGTCTAGATATANACTTGTNTTTGATTTTGTTTGTGCAGGTGCTAAGTCTACTCTTACTGCGGATGTATTAATAAACTCTGTAATTTTTGTAGCGAGCTGTGTTCCATTTGGTCCAGCTCCATCTATTCTTAAATAAGCAGGAACTTGATGAACTGTAGAATCATAAACATCTGAACTTGCAAATGTCATAATAGAAGTATCAGTTCTAATAATATTATTTCCAGCTATAGTATCTCCTGCATTAATACCTTTTTTGGCTGCTCCTACTATTTGAATTTCTCTTGTACCATCTGTAGTTAAAGAATATGCAAAAATTGAAGGACTATTATTATCTACTATTATTTTAGTACTAGCGGTATATCCTGAATCTACTGACCTTTGTGGTGAAAAAGTATTGCTATTATTTGCTCCAATTACAGGATTTTTATCGAGTCTTATACTTGCTGCTCCATTTACTAATCCTTCTATCGGGCCTTCTGATAGTGCATCATATATTACTGCTGTTTGAGCTGTTGATTTTCCTTTAGTTACGTATGCCATTATGCTATCACCTGCTTACTAACCCAATCATAATTTCCACCACCACTACCACCTGAACCACTGCCACCAGTTGATCCTGTTCCTGTACTTCCTTCTGAAGGTTTTGATACAAATTTATATCCCATTTGATTTTTTATTCTACTCTGTGTAAATCCAAAATTAGTAACTGATCCACCTACTTCCATTCTTCCATAACAGATTGGCACAGGTACTCCCATTTTTGTCGTATTAACTGGGCCATTGAATAATGAACTCTTTTCTTCTTTTAATTCATCGGGGTCATCCATTGTCATCTCTATTATTCCTTGTAGTGCTAAACTTACACCTGCGGTAAACATTGCTGATGCTATATATTGTGCTGTTGTACCACTTGGATCCCATAGTATAGAAACTGCTATAAGAATAATTCCTATAATTATTTTACCTATTGATTTTCCAGAACCTTGAGGAATTGGAGTTATGATTATATCATCTTTACCTAAATTATGTCCAATATTATCATAGTCCATAAAGTCTTCGCCTTTTTGAACAGTAAACTGAACATCAGAATCAGTACATTCTAGTAGATACCTTCTAACTCCTCCTTTCATACAGTCGAGCGCATGCATAGCCTCTTGGACTGTGTCGCAGTTAAGTCTATGAGTCTCTCCAAAGAGTTGTCCCATTCTTCCCATTAAGTGTATTGTTCTAGTCATAATTTGGTTCCAAAATATAGTGGTCTTTGT